GACCGTAATCAAGTCCTCGGTCTTGGATAGTAGCTCTCGCTTCGTTGAGGTAGTCACGGGCGTTCATCGGCTAACCTTGAACTGTTGCTCGAGCTTCTCGTAATGCTTGCGTACTGCCTTGCGTCCTGCGACATAACCATTAGCGTAGCCAGAGCGATTGCCTAGCCAGAACGCTGTGCAGATCATAGCGAAGGCGATGATTTGTCCTACTGTCATGATTGAGCCCTTCTGTAGTTGGTAAGACCAACTTTAGGGCATACGGGCGAAACAACCACCATTCTTTGATAACGAAACGATAACGATTTCATCAACCGTCTCATCTCCGAAGTCTGGTCTAGCGAACCCTTCCATAGACCTTGCCCTGGACAATGAACGTGCCGTTCTTTTCAATGTTAATAATGTCTACCTGTACGTTGCTTCCCTTTACATACATGATTGCAAAGGCTTGCTGCCAATTAGCCGTTCCCTTGGTGTATGAGGCCTGCTTAAAATCCATTAAATTACCAACCTCAACCCCATGCAAAACACGCCCTAAACGCCCTCCAGAGGCTTCTGAGAAGGCACTACGCCCTGCCCTGTGAGTATGTCCTGAGATTACGTTCTTCCCATGCCTACGGGCTGCTTCAAGGGCTGAGAGCCCACCTAGGTTCTTAATAGGCGTATGGTCTCCATGTACTGCAATCCAGCCTGGAGCGATAGCCATTGGGTTCTTGTGGAAGGTAATGCCAAGCTCGTCGAATTTCATGAACTTCTCAAAGCGAAGCTCTGGCAAGGATAGGAATGACGGAATCTTCTTCATGATGACGTTGTAGAGGCGGTCTGTGTGGTTAGACCTGATGCAGTCGGTTACGCCTAACTCCCATAGGAGATCAACGCAGCGGTCTCGGTCATCGCCAAGGCTCTGTTCGTAGGCTTGAGGTGTTCCCTCTGACCACTTGCTAATAGTCTGGAAGTCAATCTCGTCACCAATAGTGACTGTCTGGTCTGGCTTAAAGGTCTTGAGAAATCGTGCTATGTTCCGAGTTACATGCACGTCCTCGAAAGGCACTTGCAGGTCGCTCAGGATTACGATCTTCTTCATCTAGTCCTCGTCGTCGTCCTCATAGGGGATATTATCGATGCGATTAGGCAGGTTGGGAATTATCCAGTCAGGGAATGTCTCGCGGTCAGCAAGAATCCAGAAGGCGTGAGTCTCTGTGAATCCTGCTTTGCGTAGTGACTTGTAGTATTCATTCAGCGCAATGCAGTAAGCATCGAGAGCTGAGTAAGTGTCTAAGTCTATGACTGGTCGCTTGCGTGCCATGAGATAAGTGTTACTTACCTAACAACTCGATGATGGTATCGACACGCGCTGAGATGCGAGTAACCTCGTCACGAAGGCTTGAGCCGCTATTGGGTTTAAGTTCAGACAGGTAATGCTTAATCATGAACTGGGTATATGCAGCAAGACCACCAAGAAGAGTGACAACAGCCACAAGCCAAGCAGCAAGGTCAGCCGCGCTCATTACTTTTTAGGAGTTGCGTATCCGAATACGCCTGCGACGATTGAACCAAGGATTGAGCGATAGTCCAGAGCGAAGTTCGAGGTAGTACCCCAGACTGCAAGGAAAGCACCAAGGCTCATTATTACGGGATTCTTCATGTTCATTGTGTGCCTCCTAGTAACGGGATATTAAAGAACGTGCTGTCGTTATCGCCTGCTTTAGTGAAAGAAACGTGGCAATGATGGTTGTGCGGATTGCTTCCTTTATATTTTCTCCAGCGAAAGCCCAACCGAGCTGAGGCAATCTTGCCGTTGAAGATGATGTAAGCAATTCTCTTATCACGCTTTGCTGCGAGTCGTATCTGATCTGCAAGGTCAGGCATGAGGTCGGGCTTAACCTTTCCAGATAAATCCCTGTCAATATCAATCGCTCTGACGTAGGCAATTCCCTCGACTGCATTCTTCCAATCAGGATTGTGGTCAGAAGCACGCGCTGAATGACGTGCATCGCCAATCCAGCCGTCGGAGGTGCGGTCTCTGTCAGGGTAACAATCATCGAACTGTTCCCTAAGCTGTTGCCCCGCTTTGCAAAGTATTGGCTTCACAGCTCGCGCACTCCCATCGTTTTCTGTCGTTCAAGAATAATTCTTCATGACCGCACTCAGGCATTGGAGCAATGAAGGCATCATCAATTGAATCGTATGTGTATCCAACACCTGCATAGTTATAGCGAATATTGCCGTTATATGAAGTCTTAACCCAAGTGCCACCAAGATTGTCAATAAGCCATTGGTAGCCTTCATCGCCTGCTGGGTCATTGTTATCGCCAACAAGAACGCGAACGACTTTATTACTGTTGTCTAGTTCTGCCCAATGACTCATGCTGCATACCTCACAATGACAATACCTGAACCACCAGCTGCACCAGCATCAGAACCGCCTGTGCTTCCTCCACCTGCGCCACCGCCACCGCCGCCGCCTGTGTTTGCTGTGCCTGCTACTGGCGTATTACCGCCTGCTCCACCGCCACCAATACCACCTATGCCGTTGCTAGAACCATTGTATGTTCCACCACCGCCGCCGCCTGCGTAATAGTAATTACCACCAGATAATTGTCCTGTTGAGGTTGCAGCTCCCATTGCGTTTAATGTGGCATTAGTTAAACCAACGCCGCCATCACCGCCAATGCTTGTTGTGCCATCGACACCAACTGCACCTGAACCGCCGCCGCCGCCTGCGCCGAGGTTACTTGAATCTTGTCCAGTTCCACCTGCATAACCTTGTCCAGAAGTACCTGAACCACCTGGTTTAGCACCAAAATATCCAGCTCCACCACCGCCAGAGCCACCGCTTACGCCAGTTCCTCCGCTAGATGGTGATCCTCCGCCACCGCCACCAATGACTGTAGTCAAAGAACCTAAAACTGAGTTTGCGCCATTGCTGCCAGAACTTGATGTTCCGCCTGCTCCACCTGCGCCAATAGTTGCTGTGTAACTTCCTGCCGCTAAAGATTGAGAAGTAAAGAGAAGCGCGCCACCTGAGCCGCCACCGCCACCGCGATCATAACCACCACCAGCACCGCCAGCAACAACAAGAACGTCGCAGGTTAAAGTTCCACCTGAAACGCCAAGAGTTCCGTTGCCAGTAAATACGCGATAGTTATAACCGCCAGAAGTGTAAAGAGTTCCGCCAGTAACTGTAGGAGCAGGTGGTTGTGGAGTACCTTGCAGTCCTGCAATAACGTTAAGCAATCGCGCCCACCACGTACCAAGTATCTGTAGCAGTCTTAATGCAGACTGCTGTCTTATATTGCGCCAAGGTTGGAGAAGCTGTAACTGTACCTGCTGAAAGGACTGTGGTTGTGCCAGAGGTAACTGCGCTGATTGTACAAGTACCTGCGCCCTTGTTGAGAATTGTGATGGCTGTGCCTACTGGGAACGCAACCGATGCGTTTGTAGGAATCCTGAAGGCTACTGCTGTCGCTTTGTTCATAGGAACTAGGACTTGGTACTGATCCGCTAGAACTGCGGTGTAGTCCGCTGTCTGGTCTGAGCCTACTGTAAAGGCGGTTAGACCGTTGAAAGCCGCAGCTGTTAGCACGTCTCCTGTTGCTGCTGGGAAGCCTGTTGCCATTGTTTTCTCCTAGTAACTCATGGTCGAGACACCGATTATACCGTATGTGCTGCTACCGATGATGAAAGCATCAAGTATTGGCTCAAGGGTCGTAATGGTGACATTCATTTTGTTTGGGGTTATATCCCATGCAAAGCCTTGCGCTTGCAGGGTTTTCACAATCGTTGAACCTTCTTGGGTCACGTTTGTAATCTGTAGGTTGTCGAAGTAGTCCAAGCCAATCATTGTGTCGGTTGGTACTGCTGGGTCTAGCAAGTCCACAGTCATCTCGTCAATGCGGATTGTGGTCTCTTTGCGAGTATTGACGTAATTGCCAGCAATGCCAGCAACGATTGTGTCTGTCTCAGCAATAAGGTTCTCTTGAGTCAAGCCATGAGGGAAATACTTATCAATAGAAGTCTGGCTATAAACGTTCTGTGCTGTACCGCCTACGCGGTTGAACTTCACGTCGTTGATAATGAGTTTGTCATCGAAGGCGTACTTGACTGAGCGGTAAGGGATACCTGTTGTCTGGTTAAACTCTGTTGCAGTAGCTGCAAGGGTTGAGGCAACCTGACTGCGAGACTTGAAGATTGCTGTGCCGTCTGGACTCATGTAGAACGCGCCAAGCCCTTCTGAGAACTCTGCGTTCTTGACCGCTTCTAGGGTTGTGCGGATAGTTGCAGGATCAGCAACGCAGGTTGTTACACCTGTTGCAATAGTGCGCATAGAGGCAGGGAATCCGACTTCATCAAGAATCTTGCCAATGCGTGTGCCTGTGTCTTGTCCTGCTGGGGTATCTGCCACAGTTGCCACGTTAGCCATCTGCAAGAGGCGAAAGCCGTCTGTGCAAAGAATATCGACGTAGGCAGTTTCCTGACCTACAGGGAAGGTATAGCGATAATCATTGACGTAGCCAGAGAATAGGAAGTGTTCTGCCGTTGCTGTTGTTGCTGAGATGCGCAGCTTACGCAAAGGCACTAGATAGCCGTAGTAGGGCGATGAAGGGTTCTGTGGGTTGAAGTAGCCTTGAGGGTCTAGGACTCTCACAATGGCTGTGCCAGCCTCGTAGGTGTCCTTCATGATGTTGCGACCACGACGAATTGAGATTGAGTAAACGTCGGGAGTGAGATCAACTGTAGGAATAACTACATCAGATGAGCCAAAGCGATTCACACCAATAACGCCGTTGTCTGGTGAACCTATGACGAACCCTGCTCCGAATGTTGCTCCAGAGCTAAAGTCGAAAGAGACTGCTATCTGTGCAGGTAACGCCATTACTCAAAGCCGCCTGTACGTCGATTGACGTAAGTCTGGTTTCCTGATGAAAGGCTTTGCTGCATGAGGTTCTTAGCGATTGTGTTGGTCAAGTCTCCGTCGCCTGTAATCTTTAGCTCGATTACTTGAGGACCTTGTACCGCTCCTGTAGGAGTGCCATAAGTGCCAGTAGGAGGCGGTGTAAAGCCAGTTACAGGCACATTGGTAGTCACGTTGCTAGAGATTGCTGTGCCAGCCGCTGCTGCTGCCGCCGCTGTACCCAAAGGCGCATTGACTGTAATGCTAGCAATCTGTCGAGCCTTCTCTGCAATCTTGTCGAGATAGGCTTCCCATGATGCAAAAGGATTATTAGCCATTGGAAGGCTTGCAAGGTCACGAGCAATCTGCTCGCCTAGTCCTTGAGCCTTGGCTAGTTCATAAGTTAAACGACGAGCTTCGTCCTCATTGCCTAGAAGCAAAGCGAATTGAAGTTCTAGACGCTTGCGATCTTCCTCAGATAACTTGCCCTTGAGTGCAGCGATAATCTGAATCTGGTCAAGGTCGAAGATAGTGCCAGCCTTTTTGAGTGCGGCTTGCTTCTTCTGTTCTGCTGTTAAAGCCTTCTGCGCCTTTAACTGATCCTTGACCAGCTTGGCTTGTTGATCTCTAAACTTCTTTTCTGCCGCTGCGCTTGAGTCATAGAGGTTAGCCTGTGCGCCACCCATGAAGCGTCGCCCTGCTGTTGGTCGGTCTACCTCTTGCCCTAGTTTATTCAGCTGACCTATCCAACCTAGTTCAAAGTTCTTAGAGAATATTCTGCCAAGAATTCCACCTGTAAGGTTCTGGTCAAGGCTTGTAAGTTTACTTGCTAGAACACCAACGCCTTCGATTGCGTTTGCTGTGTAGCTTGAAAGGCTTGCCATAGCATCTGCTACGTCCTGAACGTCTCTATCTTTACCGCCTGCAAGAATAAGGGCATTGACTAGCCCCTTTCCGATGCGCTCTTGAGCGTTGCCTGCTGCAACTGAAAGGACTTCCATCTGTCCTGCATAACTTGCAAGGTAAGCCTGATTAGCCCCAGAGAACTGCTGTTGAAACTTCTGTTGAACTTGAGTGAATGAAAGAGTCTTAAGTTCTGCTTGAGTAAGACCAAGATTGTATTTACGAAGTCCGCGAGTATTTCCAACGTAAGCGTTAGCCAAGTCCTGAGCAACTGTAGTGAGATCAATGCCTGCGCCGCGTGAACCTTCAACGGCAACGCCGAGAAGCTCCTGAGCCTTGGTGAGTGATCCAGTAGTTGTAAGCAAAGCCTGAAACGCTGGACGTAACTGGTCGTCAGCGATGCCTGCACTATCTTCTAACTTAGAGATGTAGCGGTCAATCTCAGGTTGTGCAAAGGCTAGACCAAGGTTCTTGACTGAGGTTGCTAGTCGATTCGCTGCTGCTTCATCTTCTGCGAAAGCCTTGAGAGATGCTTTACCGAACTGAACAATTTTAGTGACGGCAAAGACTGAACCAATCTGCTTGCCTAGTTTAGCGACGGACTTGTCTAAGGCTGTAGTTGCTTTGGTTGCCTGAGTAAAGGCTTTCTTTCCTTTGAACTCGGCTGCTAAATCAATTCTTAAGTCTGCCATTAGACCTTATCCTTCATAGAGTCGAACTTGGCTTTCGCCTTGAAAATTGCCTTGACCACGCCATCTTGTGCCTTGCCACGATCTTCTTCGAACGCTCTAAAGATTGCGCGACCCTGCATCTTGCGACCTTGCCCCTTAATCTCGCCACCGAGCTTAGGAGTGAAGTTACCTACGTTGCCAGATTTGCGTCCTGCTGTTTCGTAAATTAAGCCGCCAAAATTCTGGCTAGTTGGCTTATTGAAAATAGAAGCAAGAGCAGCAAAGCCGTTGCGGTTTGGCTTGCTAGGTGTTGTCTTATAGGTGATGCCTCGACGTGCAAGTCCTTGATCATAAGAACGATTAGCCCAGCGACCTCCAGCATTAGGACGCTTTACCCAGCCGCTTGGTACTTCTGAATTGCTAGGCATATAGCCACGCGCTTGGCGCACTACTGGCTTAAGGAATGAGCCAATCTCTTTAGTTACTTCTTTAGCAAGAGTAGGCTCAACGACGCGCAGAGCTTTAATGAGAGCGGTTGCGCCCTGTAACTTTACTGGCATCGCTCCGCTCCTTCGCTATGTCCTTAAGGACTTCTACATGTGCCTTGAATTCCATCGGTGAAAGTTCAACGATGGTGTGATACGGAACTCCATACTCAAAACTCAATCGAGTCGCGAGATAGGTGAGGGAGTTCCGATCTACCCTAAAGGGTCAGACTCTAAGACCTCAACTGACTTGAGAGTCTCGAGAAATTCATCGCCAAAAGGTTTGACTGTTTCACCCGAACGTCGAATTGCTTCCCAGCAAAGCCAGTAGACATCAGTCTGACGTGCGTCCTCAATCATCGAACGATGCCACCCCTTCTTGACGTGCGCTTCATAAGCGACCTCAAGAGTAGGAGTAATTTCGTACTCGGTTACTGAGTTGTCTGATCTAGTTACTTTTATCTTTGCCATTTTTAGCCCCTTAGTTTGTTATCAGGAAGTTGTTACTACAACTGCGCTTGTGCAGTTCCATGTTACAGACTGAGTTGAAATATCGCCAACCGCACCATTGATAGGTGTTGTGTTGTTGATAAGGCAGCTCATTGTATAAAGAGGATTCTCAGCTGATGTTGCAGCTGATGATTGCTTTACTGTAACTGTTACGACGTTGCCCCAGACTGAAGATGAGTTCAATGTCTGAAGTGTCTTTGCTGTTGCTGAATCGTTGAAGAAGTCAATAGTGATAGAAGATGCTTCTAGACCCTTAACGAACTTGTGAGCTGAGTCACCCATCGCTGTAACTTCGAGTTCATCGAATGAGCGATTGATTGTTACTGCGCTTGTGCAATTTGAGAGGTCTACCGCGTTTACAGTAAGAACCACCCCGTTGCTTAGATATACTGCCATCGGTTATTCCTCATCTTTCTTTGCTGTTGGCTTTGTTGCCTGTGCTGGAGCCTTCTGACCGATTCTGATCAAGAAGGCATCGTTCTCTTTTTCCCACTCCGCTAAATCGGTCATGATTTAACTCCATTCCGTTAGGGTACTTATTGCAATGTCGCAAGTAAGTAAATCTCCAGAAGCGATAGACAACACGCTAGGCGCGCTGATGCTTCCTACGTTGAAAACAATGCTGGACGCTTCAAGGAGCGAAAAGACCCGAACAATGTCGGCTTCTATGCCAGCAAGGTTGCCCTCGTTGTCAAGCAACGGGACAAGGATAGAAATCTTAAAGTTAGCCAATGGATTGACCGAAGTGTAATCGTTATTGGTTGGAGTGATGTAAGGATCAGCTGGAGAAATAATCACGCTGTTAGCAATAGGCGTAGCAGGTGGAAAGCTGAATACTGAATACTTTGTATTATCGGCTAGAGCCGTCGCAATAGATGTGCGAAGCGTGGTTATCGCTGTCATTAGCCCACCATAGAACGAGGGTCAAGATATGGAGCAAGCAAGCCACGAACGCGAGC